GTCATCAGGTAGGACAGTGCGATTTGATGCCATGCCGCCAAACTCTACTTTACGGATCTGGGGGCTCCACTCTTCGTGGATGAAGGAGCCTACTCCCCTGCCAATGCCAGTGGCGTCGAGGCCAAAATAGTGGGGTGCGACGTTGTGTGCTTTGCAGGTGGCAACTACTTTGTCTGTGATCTGGCGTTCAATGGTGGTGTCTAGGAGTGGGTCTATTTGGACTTCCTGGAAGTCTAAGACCTGGATGCCTTGTCTGCCAGTGTTGTGCCCATCTTCTGACATGATGTCACCGATCTCAGCTAGGCATAAGACACAGCTATCGCCACCAAACCCTGGATCAAGGAAAGCAATGGCTGATTTTTGACTGTAGAAGTTGAATTTACCGTATCCGTCGGCGTTGTCAACTAAAGTTGGCGTGATGATTGTGTTTGATGTGCCCTCTGGTGGGTTGAGTCCACGGTCTTGTGTCCAGTAGGAGAGGGTGCCCTCTCTGTCTGGTTGTTGTGCAGCGAGCCAGTCAGCAGATGTGTAGATGTAGGGGTGTGGTTCTTGCCACTGATTGCCGTCAGGCAATCTTCCTTTATCGTCTACTTTGGCTTCTTCTGCTGCTTTGACATTGGGGCTGTCTGCGCCATCGAAACGGAGACAAACGCCGGGTTCGAATTGCCATTCTGGGACACCTTTTGTGCGCCACTCGTAGGTTTCTAGGCCAACAGATTTCCAGCCATCCTTTGGTTCACTGGCTCGGCCACTGTTAGTGAGAATGCCGGATGGGTTCTCGATGACTACTATTGTCAGATCTGAGCAAGCTTTGCGGAGGTTGGGAATTGTGCGGTAGATACCTTCTGGGGTGGCTTGTCCTTCGTCGATTACTAGGAGAATACGTTCTGCATGTTGGCCTGATAGTTTGGCTACAGCTTCTTGGATGTCACCTTGCGCTACGGCGAGAGCTGCTATGGAGTGTTTGTCGTCACCTTTCTTGGCTTGGAGGGTGGATTTGGAGTCTACCAGGTTGCCTCCAAATTCTGCTATTTCGCCGGTTAGGGCGTTAGTGACGCCTTTGGTGCCGAATCGCTGGATGACTGGCCACACACGTCGCCGTATCATGGTGTAGCTGGTAGAGGTGAAGTAGGCGATGCTCTGGTGGGGTGCCGCGAGCCACCATAGACATGTGTAGTAGCCAGCAGAGAATGTTTTGCCGGCACCTGCACAGCCGGAGAGAACTACCGTGCGGATTGTGGTCCCCCGTATTTTGACTGCGTATTCATCGTTGGTGAATGCTTTCAGGCACCGTTGCATCCAGGGATTCTGCTTGACGTCAGGCCACAGGAGTTGTCCGGCAGCTAGTGCATGTTCGTATTTGGATAGGGTGTCTGGAGTGGGTGCTTTGAGGAAAGCGTTTAGGTGGATCTTCCACTGTGGGAGGGGCTCGTATGAGGCTATGCCGTAAGGGTAGGCGTAGTATGTGGATTCAGGGTTGATTGTGGTTGTGGTCATAGGCTGACAGTGTAGGAGGGGTTTTCAGGAAATGCAATTTTTTCGAGAGGGGCATATACCTCCTCCCCACCATCTTCAAAAGAAGAACCCGGCCCCTGTCGGTGTGTCTGGCTGGGAAAAAGGATGCTTACTTTGCAAATGCAATGCAAATGCACACAGTGATAAGTTAGACAGTATGATGACTACGTATCAAGTTTGCCTGATATGTTAGGATCAACAGTAGAACTACTAGTGTGGTGGCAGTGTGGCGCAGGTGGGGCAAGATTGCCAGGTTAGGCGTCAGAATCAGTGTCAAGTGGGGCAACGTCGATGGGTTGTGCCTCGATGGGTTTGCCAATTGGAGAAGTAAGGTTACTACCAGGCGCCATACTTATATTGACCAGGGTTTTGGGGGAATTATCTGTGTTTTTTGAGTCTAAACCGTAAGCTTTCCGCGCCATCTCACTAGCCATACCCAAAACCTGTCCCGCGGTCTTAAGCTCATCCACACTCACCCGCTCGGCCATCAGCACCTGCTCTAAAGCCTTGCCGCGCAACAACTTAGCGTCCTGGATCTGCTCATCCAGGAACAGCTCAATCTCCACTGCCTTGCGCTTGGTCAGCTCTGCCGCAGTCTCCTGCCTTGCAACCGCGATTGCACTCGATGCGCTCTGCTTATCTTGCGGCCATCCACCGCGACTAATCCAGCTCTTGAGCGTCTGTATAGGCACGCAAAGGCGCTCTGCTATTAGCGATTGCTTAACACCAGCCAGATACATTGTCCGCGCCTGCTCACGCTTACCGTCATTTGTTTTGCGAGCCATTGCACCCCTAAGTTGCACGCATTGCACCCGCATTGCAACCCTAAAATTTGACAAATCCACGCATAATGCTACATTGTCACCCTATGACACAACCATTAGTTTACCATTACCTGGGTTATTACATTGGCGTGGCTTACGAAAACAACGTTGGACCTGAGCATCGTTTATTTGCCATTTGTGGCAAAACTTCTGAAGGGGATGTGGAGAGGCTGGATCTTGTAGCTTTTCCAGCCTCCACATCGATCGGTAGTAACTTATCGGAAATACGCGAATACATCCAAACTTGTATCAAGTCACGCGAGACTACAAACGACCTATGAAACAACCAAACAGAGTCGAACTGCTGCCGATACGATTTAAAGATATATTGAGGGGCGATCTGAGATTTATAACCCAACCTTATGACAGCGGGCACGTAGACTCTCAGTTATTGCTCGTTGAACGTGAGTGGGATGATAGCTTGACTGGGCGTCAACTCCTGGTAACTGCTACGTCTGCCTCAACGTATCGCATAGTGGATGGTTATGTGTTGATAGGTTTCAGCCGTCAGCGTGGTTGGCGGCGACTCTGGGAAAACATCAAAAATCATTACCACCGCAACTATTGACGTAGGTAAATCGAGCTCGATGCACCGCCGAATCAGTGCTTGACATCTACGAGCACCCTACGCGGAGTCTATGCGGATGCTATGCGGAATGCTCATAACGTCCGCATAGATCACTCCCACCACCACATACCACAACATCTAGTGCAGTTCCACCACATACCACAACATGTAGTGTTGGCACGCAACCAGCTTACCCCAACTCGCACAACGTCACATAAAACAGTTGACAACCAGGACTAACACTCTTACATTGTCAGTGTCACAACCAACAAAACATGAACCAAACTCAAAAAGATATGACTACAAATGCATTCACTACGACCCTGGTAGATACCATAGGGCGGCCAGTTCGCCTAACCGTCAGATGCCCTAAACTACAATACCGTCAAATCCTCCGCATGCGCATGGACTCCTGGGACGCTGTAAAGATCGCAGAAGAGCGATGGAACAAGGCGCAGACACTCCGCAAACAACGTGCACGAGCCAGACAACGTAAACTTGACGAATCCAAAGTCTACGAGACACTTTGAACCTTACAACCAACAAACCCAAACAAATGAAGTAAGATGAGCACACTAATCAAAAACCCAATTAACAAGGCCGATACCGAGGTCACCGAAACCGTTATTGTCAACAACCCTATTGCTCTTGACGCCCTCAAGTGGCTACGTAATCACTTGAGTAAAGACCCATTGCGGGAAGTTTGTGGTTACCTTAACGTAGATGGTGGTTGGATCACTGCCACCGACGGGCGACGCCTTGCACAATACAGACAAGACGCATGGTGTGATAACACGCTAGACGATGGAAACTACATCATCGCCAGCCTAAGTTCAAAATCCGCCACTCTCTGCAAAGTCCGCGAGAACGATTTGCAATATCCAAACTGGCAACTAGTGATTCCTTCTACCAACGGGCGAGAAATGCGAGAAATTGAAGGTGACTACTCCTCCAAAATCGCCAGCATCTACCGCCATTGCAGTGATGACGAAATGAACTATAACCCATTGTATTTGCGCGATGCTTTGTCACCAGATACCGGTGACAAAACCCTAACAAGCAAACGATTCTATGCTGCCTGGATTGACCGCATGTATTTCGCTCCAAGCGATTTGCGTCAACCTGTTCTTCTTACCGGCGACGACAAGCGAGTTGTGGTCATGCCGAAGCGAGCAAAATAACACATTCAAGCGAGCATAGGCTCGCTTTTCCTCTCAGTCTAGCAATCTAGGTTGAGCACGAGAAGCGAACAACAAAACACAAAGCATGAAAATCAGCATTGCAGACCACTACGACACGACAGGACTCATTGACGTGAATTCAAACCCTCACTACGAGTTTTCCCAGTGGCTACACTTCGCCAGCATTAATCCAGATTGGACAGGGAATGAGTTTACACTCGATGATTTTGTGAGTCATATCGCGAGCTTTGCCGATGATGTTATGTATGCTAGCTGGGCGAAAAAGCCAGCTTGGTATGAAACCTTATCAACGGCAAACTGGGAAACCGCTTGCGCCGTGTCCGGCTCCAGCCCCTTCAATGAATGGTATGCGTGGAAAGACCGCAAGACCGCCATTGCCTACATTGACAGTCACTTTACAAGCCAGTCATTCCTCGACAGTTTTCAATGGATTGCCGGCGAATTCTACGCCGAGGGCGACTATTCATCTCATGATCCAGAGGACGGTTCAGATTTAGTTTTTACACCAAATTCAGGTGCGCCTCCTGCGTGTTTGCAAGCAATGGTTCAAGCTGAATCTCAATTTTAAACACAAAATGAACAACGAAACCCAACTCCTAGCATTCGCTGTCGGCGCAATTCTCATTGCCCTGCACCTAACCGCTCTGCTCCTCTGGATCATTTTCAACGAAACAGCATTCTGCTAGTTGACAAATCAGAATTCACCCTTACATTGTCACACACACCATGAACATTGCAGTAGAAACACTAGTAGATTTGATACGTTATATTAATTGTCAAAAGAATTCTAAGAGTGCAGCAAAACCGAAACTAAGGTTTGAAGACTCTTATATAAACGGCTACCGAGATGCTTGTGTTGACATGAAAAACGAAATAAAGAGGCGCAAGCAACAAATGGAAGCGTGGGTTGAAAACGGTTCCCGGCCATCTCCTGCTTGGGTCGTCGAAGCTTGGACTGAGGAAGGGCTTCGAATCCCCAGGGCGTGGTGTTCGTTCAATGGTGTTTGGTATAACTCATCAGACAATGAGATTATTCATCCGAAAGTAATCAAATGGAGACGAATCAATTAACACACACACACACATGAAAACCAATGAATGGGATACTGCCACCGAAATCTTGGACGTCATTGAGAAACTCAAGCTCAATAAGGTGCGTGCGCCAGCGCCGTCTATGCCCTATTTTTACGGTTACACCGATGCACTGAGTGACGTGAGGGCAGCAGTTTGGAAAATCCGAGACGACCTCGACGAATACCCGGACGCTGACCCCTGGGATTGACTAGCCTTCAACAACGAAATCAAAAGTAAAGGACAGCGCCCATGAAATACAGCGAAAACCTAGAATTTGTTCACAACATAGATGACCCTTATGCCTCTGAAGCATTCCAAAAGTTTTGCACTGACTGGGCGAGACTACAGCCCTCGTCGACTGCCAGTTTGGATGCTTTACGTAGAGCATTTGGCAGTCGCCTAAAGTATGTGTCTCAATTTGAAATCGGAGAACCCGTGCAGATGTGTGACAGTGGTCCGGTTGAGCTACTAAAACGTAATGGTTTGGTTGGGTTGTATAGAAACAAGGAATGACATGCACTACCTAGCCCTACACCGACACAATTTTATCACGTTCGCCGTTGATCGCGAACAATGTGAAGCAGAAGCAGAAGACGCCTTACGAGAGCGTTACCTCGACGACTACCAGCGCAACATCGAGCTCACATGGCTCGATATCAGCCCAGCCACCGACGCAGCAGTCGAGTGCGCTGTAAACAATCAACTTGACGAAATCGACCTACGGGAAGATGGAGTCTATGACCTAATAACTAACAATGGATAACACATGGCCAGACCAAATCAAAAATCACCGTCAAAGTTTGCGGATGACTCAACGAGCCTATTCCCGCCATCTCGACGTTTCAATCTACACCCTCCAATCGTGGGAACAAGGAAGGCGAAACCCGTCGAAAGCCCAAAAGAAGCTATTACAGAGCTTGTTTGCATCCTCGCCGGTGTCGGAGCAGTCACCATCGGTGGTATCGCAATCTATTTCGCTTTCAGAATCTTGTCATGGATAACCACTTAAACGATGAAAACGAAAATACAAGAAATTGAAGCACTTCGTGCCCACTGTAAACACCACCTAGCAAAACTAGAGCGTGCTTATCAGCAACAGTCTCAGGAGTTAGTCAACCAGGACATTATATGTCATTCTGACCCGATTACATGGGCAATGATAAGGTTGAATGATTTGCAGGCAATTCGCCAAGAAATCGAAACTAGCAAACTAGCCATTCAAGAATTGAATGCCTGCATTTCACTAGCTCAGGGGACATCTTCTTTGCAAAAATCAGAATGAAGAACAATCCATTAAAAACCCTGGTCAAGTCAATGCGGCCTTTCGAGCTCCGACACTACGTAGAGCAAATGAGAATTCGTCGCGCCCTCAAATCAACCTACAAACAACAGCAACAACAACAACAACAACAGCAACCAAACGAAACAAATGACAATAATTGAAGAAATTACAAACCACGGCACTGCCACTTTCAGTTGGAACAGTTACAAAGACATCATCCAATGTCCCATGAAAGCTGTGTATCGCCTAGTGCTGGGGCGTCAACTCAATGAAACTTCCAATTGGGATCTTGAATACGGAAAGCTCCTGCACAAGCTCATTGAGTTAAGAGCAAAACACAACAAAGCAACAGCTTTCGATTACATCGAAAAGTTCTTTGAATGTGAATCCAACCGCCTAACCGCCGAGAACGACGAATATGGCCGCAACCAGATTCGAGCCGAGGACATTTTCAAGCAATACTGTGAACTTTATCCAGAGTCACAAGAGCCCATTAGCTTCTTAGGGCCAGAGCAAGAAGTTGTCGTGTCACTCGGAGAAATTGGACTGCCTACGAGTGTTGGCTTGTTAGATATCAAAATCCAATGGAAAGGTATTTTAGACGATGTTTGGCAGCACGGAACCAAATATTTAATCAAAGACACCAAAACATCCAAACAAGCCATGAGCGCCTCCCGTCGTGAAGGTTACGCAATATCCGGCCAAATGATGATGTATTGTTGGCTTGTGAATGAAAGTCTTTATGTATCCGCCACTCGTTGCAACGATGCCGTCATCGATTTTATCACCATCAAGAAGCCTCTCACCAGGAAATCAAAGAATTCCAGCGATTCTCGTGAAGAGTTCGAGCGAAGCAATTACCATTTCAGCGACGAGCAGATTGACAATTTCAAAAACGGTGTTTTATTAACCTTACAACACTGGCTCAAGATGATTCACGCGAACCCATTGGAGCACACACCAAAAGTTGCCGATAGTTACTCATGCAAGCTTCCCTACCCGTGCCCCTATTTTGACGCTTGTTGTGCGCCAACATGGGAAGACACCTACCGGGAAGTCACTACAAACCCAAAATTCTCGGCACGATGACAAACGAGGAATACACAGCGAGTGTTGACGCACTCCTTGACAAATGTGATGCACTTGAAGCCCGCATGAACAAGCTAGAAATCGCGTTCAGACGAGAACGAAACCTAGCTCTCGACGACATCAGACGACAAGCCACCAAAAAACTCAACGCACTACGACAACAAACAGGATATTACAACCATGAAAATCACTGACCTAATACCAAAAGAATCCGTTGACGCTTCGACGGACAATCCAAAGCACCTGCTCCTCTATGGCGGCTTCAAGCTCGGCAAATCGAGCATCGCAAGCCACATATCACAGCACCATACCGGCCTGTGGTTAGACTACGAGGATGCCAGTGACTGCCATCCGGGGCGCAAGATCAATGTTCTCGCTCGCTATCGAGATCTGAAGAAGGAAAACCCTAAGATCACCTTGATCGATTTCTTGGAAGATCTATTCTCAGCATTATCAGAATCCCAAGAGTTCGATTTCATCATTCATGACAAGCTAGACAACCTTGAACAATTTGCAGAAGTGTGGGCAACACGCTACTACAAATCCCTGCCAATGGGCAAAAACTTTGACGGCTCAACAGTCCTCCAGTTAGAGAAAGGAGCGGGCTACATGTATCTTCGTGAGAAGTTCAAGGCAATCTGGCGTATGATTATGCCTGCTACCAAACACCACATCTTCCTTTGCTCTATCAAAGACAAATACATTGACAAAGGCGGAAGTGGCGCGAACGCCAGCACTGAT